CCCGGATCATCTGGCGCCGCCCGGCGAGGAGTTCGCTCATGGTCAGCCCATCACGTAGCGGACATAGGGGGCAAGAAGGCCGGCCGCCTGCGGAGGCAGCGCGCCCATGTCAGCGCTGGCGATCCAGGAGGTGGAGCCGACACCCTCGACGGTGCGAGAGCGCAGCATCGGGTCACGCCCGATGCCGGCAGCCCGCGCCGCCACCAGGGTCAGGCAGGCCTGCTCGATATCGGCCGGGAGATCTCGGTCGGGGTTCCCCGGCAGAGACCAGCCGGCGGTATAGGTGACCGTCAGTTGCCGGCAGTACCAGCCGCCACGGCAGTCGCCCTGCATGCGGTAGATCAGGCCGGCCGCGAGGTCGCAATCCAGATCATCGTACAGCAGATCCACGCCGTCTGCATTGACGGTTGGGGCCTCAACCAGCGGCGCACGGTCCAGGACGAGCGGCCCGTTGGTGGGACGCCGGAAGGTCTGAGCGACGGTTTCACGCGCGAACCGGCGGCGGCACTGGCTGACGATGGACGCCGAGGCCTGGTCGATCCAGTCCGCCACCGTGATATCGTCCACGTCATCCCCCACAGCGAGATGCGCGCGCACGGCCGGGATAGTTGTCAGGCGCGTGCTGGTGGCGGGCGTCAGGACCTGCAGCATCAGCGCGCGATCCGGTTGAGCAGCGGATACAGGTCGAGCGAGATGCTGGACCTATCTGCGTTGGTGAGCGTCACCAGCCCCTCCTCATTAACGGCCGCCTCGATCAGGGGCGACCCCGGAGGCCCAGGCTCGCCGCGGCGCCCCGGTTCCCCAGGCTGCCCCCGCTTGCCCTGAGAGGCGTGCAGCTGCCACCCGTCACCCGGGCACGGGCCGGGGTCGTCTTTGCGCGCAACGAACGAGCCGCCATTGAGGGCCACGACATCGAGGTAGCGATAGGTTTCCGCCTCGCTCCATGTGCCGCGGATGTTCAGCGACCGGCCGTCTGCACCATCCCGGCCGCTCCGGGCGATACACAGCCAGTCTTCGTGCGGCGGCTCGCGTCCGGTGTCCCGATGGGCTTGGTAGACCGAGCCCGCATGCGTCACGACATCGCCCTCGTAATGCACGGCATCCCGCCACGCGCGGACGACCGGAAGTTTGCCCGGCGACCCGGGCTCGCCGCGCTCGCCCGGAGGCCCGGCCGCGCCATCCCGCCCATCGGCACCATCCCGCCCCGCCTCGCCCGGCGCTCCGCGCTCTCCAGGCTCGCCCTGCTGCCCGCGTTCGCCAGGAGGTCCAGCCTGCCCGTCCACTCCGTCCCGCCCATCAATACCGTCGCGGCCGTCCTTGCCGGGCGGGCCATCTGCGCCCCGCTCACCGGGCGGGCCACGCTCACCTGGGGCGCCATCCGCCCCGTCGCGACCGTCGATCCCATCACGGCCAGGGGTGCCATCGGCTCCATCCTTGCCGTCGATCCCGTCGCGGCCATCCTTACCGTCCTGGCCGTCACGACCATCCACGCCGTCCTTGCCATCCCGCAGGGTTGCGAGGCGCCCCGCGACCATCTCTTCAAGCCGCGCAATCAGCGCCACGTTTTCCGCGCGCAGTTCCGCAATGGCGGTCCGAGCCTGCGCCTCGATCAGTTCCCGCTCCCGGCGCCACTCACGACGTTCGGTCGCGATGATCTGGCCGAGAGCGTCCCGGAGGGCGTCAGGCAGTTGCACGGCGGTCTGCCTCGTCCGCTGCGGTGAGGAGGTCGGCGACGAAATCGCGCTGGAACTCCCCTGGGCTTCGGTCTGCTGCATCGGCATCCTCATCAGAAGGCGTCGGCGAGGCCGATGCAGGTTGCGCAGGCGGCATGGTAGTCCAGTAGCTCAGCGGTACGACCTGCTGCTGGACGCGCGGCATGGCGCCGTGCCCACCAGGGGTAACCGGCAGGTCAAGCTCGTTGCGTGCCTCGTCCGACGAATGGATGCCGCTGATCGCGCTGCGGGACAGCCCCTCGATCAGTTCCTTGAAGTTGCTGCGCATCAGCGCTTTCGTGTCGAACTCGACGTATTCGTCCGGCATACCGCGCAGGCGGAACAGGAGGCCGAATGCTTCCTCGATGTGGTTGAGGGCAAAGCCGAGGCCCGAGGCCTTCCAGGCAGACATAAGGGCTTCGGTAGAGGCGAATGGCGTGCCTCCAATACCGAGGATCTGAAGCGGTATGCGGAACGCCAGGGCTACGTTCTGCTCGCTCATCTTGAGCAGTTCGGCCAGCTGGGCGTCATTGGCGGTGGTCGTGACCGGCTTGGCCTTGAGGCCCCATGCCAGGATCGGCGTTCCGCCAGCGCCCTCGCCCTTCGTCTGCTCGTCCCAGCCGGCACGGAGTTCGCGGGCCTGCTCGCGGGTCAGCTTCTCATCCGTCTCCAGCATGAAGCTGGGACGCGCCTGGTTGATGTAGAAGGCCACCTGCTGGTTCAGGGCAGCGCCGGCAAGGGCTTGCTCTAGCGCGGTGGAGAGGATGGGGCTGACGCCCTTCAGGGCATGGTTCGGTGTGTGCAGGCGGACGTGCAGCACGTCGCGCGCCGGGATGGGGAATGAGAGGTCGAAGCGGCGCTCCACCACCTCGTTGCCAGACAGTCCATAGAAAATTGAACCGTCCTGCGCGACCATGGCGCTCCCGCTGCGCATCAGGTGCAGCTCAGCGATCTCTCCGCGGTCGTTTCGCGTGGCCAGGGCGAATGCCTCACCATGCGAGTAGAGCCGGCGCGTCAGGTTGAGCAGGAAGTCGCTGATCGACTGGTAATCATTCGGCCGCCGGATGACCCGGCTCAAAGCCGAGCCGGCCACGCGCTCGCGCCCGCCGTTCTCCAGCTTCCGCCAGTGGTCTCCGGGGCACATGGCGACGGTCTGTGCATAGGCGGAGACGCATGCCTCCACCATCGCGCTGCACTCTCCACTCGGACGCAGCGAGTAGCCGTTCTGCCAGAAATTCAGGAAGCGACCGGCTGACGCGGGCAGAACGCCATCCGAAAGCAGGTACGGGCCAGCGCGGTACCCGCCCTCGCCCGACCGCCTCAGTGACTGAAATGCGCGCGCCAGCCAGCCGGCCATTTACCGGGTCTCGTACTGCGGGCCAGACCCGGCCTTCACCTCGCGGGAGGCATTGGCAGGAGCAGCGCCACCCCGCGCGGCACCCAGACGGATCGCGTCGGCCTCGGCCTGGGTCGGCGACGGGGTGTCGTCGGCCTTGCTCTCCGCCTCGACGGGCTTCGGCGCAGGCTGGGTCTTCGGTTCGGGCGCGACGTCGGCCTTGCTCGCCTCGGGGCCGCGCTTCGGATTGGTCTCGGACATTGGTGGTTCCCTTTACGTCAGTCCCAGGGGAATGGATGGGGCGACTAGCGCCCCGCTCCTTTAGGCGGAGGGCGCCGCCGCCTTCTGGTGCTTCCAGTCAGCCCCGTCGATCCACTGCACCATGCCGGCGCGGCGCATCGCCCAGGTCACATCGAGGAGCATGCGCAGGGCGATGCTCGCCGTCTGGAACATGGAGATGACCGGAGCGGCCACCGTGGCCGGGGAGCCGGCGGTGCCGATCTGCGCCGGGGAGGTGTCCTCGGCATGGATCACAGCCTGCTCGCTCGCCTCGAATTCCGGCTGGTCGCCGGCCGCCGTGGCGAAGTCGGCCGCGTCCAGCATGACGAGCCGCCCGGCAGGGATGTTCACGGAGGAGATAACGGTGATGCCAGCTTCAGCCAGCAGCGCCCGCATCGCGCCCATCCGGTCATCCGGGCCAGGGTTGAAGGCCAAGCGCCGCGCCTCGCGGCGGTTCACCAGCAGGACGAGGTTGCGGCCCGCCTTGGCGGTGTCGAAGGGCGCCGCCAGGGTATCGATATCCTCCATGATGGCGGCCCAACCGCCAGCCGTGGAGGCGGCGAGGGCCGAAACGCCGTTGAGGAGACCGGCCGGGCGGACGTTGGTGCCGGGCGCAGCGTCCGTCAGGAGGGTGTCGATGGTATCCGCCGTATCGCCCTGGATCTCCTGGCGCAGCAGACCCTCGATCTGCGGATTGCTGTACTTCGCCACCTCGCGGGTGAAGTAGGAGATCACGCCCATTTTGTGAGGGTTGAGCGAGATGGAGGTCAGGCCGAGGCGGCGCACCGGGATCGGCGAACCTTCCGCGACGAACGAGCCGCTGATGCTCGGCGTGGCGGTGCGGGACGGGATCTTAATGGAGCCGCGGCCGGGGCCGAACTGAAGGTTCGCACCCATCGCAGCCAAGCGCGGATAGAACGACGCCTCGCGCAGCGTCTCCAGGAAAGCCACCGTCTCCGTCTCGATCAGCTCGGACGCCCAGCCGGAGACCGTGGTCTTGGCCGGGTCCACGGCAGCGCGGACGAACACGTTCGTCGCCTCGTGGTCGCGGTAGCGCTCCTCCAGGACGGAGATCGGATCGCGCTGCGTCACCTGGGACAGGACGCTGACGACCGCAGCGCGGACGACCATATC